GCGTATAGGTAAATTGTACTTCTATCATGGTGGTCATTATTCAACAATTAGCCATACTAGGCAGCATACGATGAATTTAGGTAAAAATATAGTATATGGACATACTCATGATGTACAGCGTGCTGGCGTTACCCATGTAGATGGGGCTCATCATGCTTTTTCTATGGGTTGTCTGAAAGATATGTCAGAGGAAACTAATATGTGGCTCAATAACCGTCAGGTTAACTGGGCTCATGCGATTGGCGTTGCAGACTGGTTTCCTAATGGAGATTTCCGTCTTGAGGTTGTTGATATAGTAAATGGTAAGACATTTCTATGGGGCAAACAAATAGATGGTAATAAAACCGCGTCCGGAGGAAAAATGCTTAAAAAGCTAAGAAATAAGAAATAATAGGGTCGGGAGTGGCGCGGTATAAATTAGTAAAAGGTAATCAGGAGCCTGTGTTTCAGAGCATGGATGAGTTTCGGGAACTATTCCCTGACGACTATGTATATGATAACTGGCGTGATGCTCCTACTGAAGGCTGGACTCTTACTGACGATGGACAGGTATGCAGGATTATAAAGCGTCTATCCATGAAAAGCGGAGGAGAATTGGTTACTACAGTACTTGGTACACGACATAGTGAGCGTAAACACCTTATGTCTGGCGTACCTCCCAAAAACATATATAGCCTGTCAAAGAATGAAAATAGTGCTGTACATAGGGCTAATAAGCCTAATTTGACTAAAAGAGAGCGCCTGTTTTCCAAATACGTTGCCAGCGGCATGAACCCCACTGACGCATATTTGAAGGTATATCCGACAAATAAGGAAGTATACGCTAAAAATCAGGCGACAGTATTGTTAAAAACAGAAAGGGTTAGTAAATTGGTTAGTGAAGAAATAAAGAAATCTATGCTGAAGGCTGGTATAGATGAAGATTATCTGCTTGAGACAGCAAAAACGATAGTTGATAAGGAAAGCGCTAGGGACTCAGACAGATTGAGGGCGTTGGAGATGCTTATGAAAATAGCTGGTATGTTTCCAAAAGAGAAGAGGACAGAGTCTCTTGCTGTATTTGAAGGCTTTACCAAGGAAAAACTGGCCGAGCTTGGAGGGGCCAGTGTTAAATTAATATCTCATGGAGAAAAAGACTCTGCTTAAAGACGGTTTTAGCGATGTATCAATAGACAGTATGCCTGTTGTGGATACTGATATTGATGATTGTGTTGTATGTGAGCGCAGTTTGGACGATAATGATAAGATGGTTATATTTGAGGATAATGGAGTACCAAGGAGTTATTATTGCAGATTCTGTCATTCAGTCTATGGCGATGGCGATATACTGATATTTGCCAATACTAGTAAAATAAATAACGTAGTGGGCCTGTCATGATAGAAAGTTGGTTTGAAGATTGGCTCGATATTGAAGTTATTGATAAAAAGGAGCAAGATAATGAAACTATTAATAGCAATGATTTGTCTGACACCGGTAACGCCAGCGATAACAGTACCAGTGTTTTATAGTATATACAGGATTATAAGTTGGATAAGGTCGATAATTTTAACATAAACCCATCTCCATCAGAAATGAAGCATGCCGATGAGGTGCTTGCTAATTCATATTCTGACTTAATATACTTTGGCAGGGCGTTCTTGCCAAAGGATTTCCTGAATAAGAGCGCTTCCCCTGAATTTCATACAGAAGTAGCTAATAAGTTAATTAGTACTAAGCCCGGAGCTAGAATATGTAATATACTTCCACGTGGTTTTGGAAAGTCAATATTGTCAAAAGCTGCTATTTTACATAAAATGCTGTTTAGTCCTAAATCTGAGCAACAGTTTATAGCTTGGATTGCTGAAGAGCAGGGGCAGGCTATTGACCACTTGAAGTATGTTAAGACTCATTTGGAAGTAAATAAGTTTATAAAGTATTATTTTGGTGAAATGGGCGGAGATGTACATGGCAATAGGTGGACTGAAAAAGATATTGTTACTGCTAAGGGAGATAGGATGATAGCAAAGGGTACTTCACAACGCTTGCGTGGCCGTTCAGAGCTTGATGTGCGTTATACTGGAATAATACTTGATGACTTTGAATCTGAATTAAATACTAAAACACCAGAAAGACGCTCGGAAATTAAGAAATGGGTAGTATCTACCATATATCCAGCATTAGAGGAATCGCCGGGGAATGAGGGTTGGATATGGTTATGCGGAACTATTGTACACTTCGATAGTTTCTTACAGATGATTCTCGATGGTTTTAATGAGGCCACAGAGAATGGCAGGAAATATCCGTGGGATGTTACCTTTTACAGGGCTCTTGAAGATGGTAAGCCTATTTGGCCAGAACAGTTTTCCAAGGAAAAACTGGCCGCTAAGAAGAGAGAGTTTATTGAAGCTGGCTTAGTTAACAAGTTTGCTCAGGAGTACATGAATGATGCTCGCGATATATCAACAGCAGCGTTTAAGATAGACAGGATACAGTATCATGCACATGAATTTAAGTCAATTGATAGAATGGCCTATTTAGCTACAAGTGATGAGATGATACCAGTTAATGTTTATATTGGTGTTGATATTGCCGCTACAGCTACAAATACATCAGATTTTCAGGTAATTATGGTTATAGGGATAGATAAAGAGAAAAATCGTTATGTGTTGGAATATTTTCGTGAACGTATACCAACATTTGATTTACCGCAGATAATTATAGATATGGCTAATAAATATACACCAATAAGAAGAGCAACTATAGAAACAGTGGCTGCTCAGGAAATGGTAAGAGATATGGTTACTAGATTGGCTCATAGCGATAAAAGATTGATTCCGGGTATATTCAAGGGCGTAAAACCGCCGGGAGGTATAAAGAAGGAAGATAGGCTGGAAACTACTCTGGGGCCGATAGTAAACTCAAAGAAGCTGTTTATAAGGCGCAGTATGACTGAACTGGTGGATGAGTTCTTTGAACACCCTTTTCCGCGTCATGATGATTTAATGGATGGATTGTATTATGCTGATTATTATGCTAAAGCGCCATCAAGTTCGAGAATGAAGAAAAGTGAATATAAAAACAGTAGTAAAAAGAAGGCGATAGGAGGAAAAGTATATAATTGGATGACCGGACTAAGAATGTCTTGACAGTAGATATTTTAATATTTAACTTTGTGGCGGTATGCCTAACCTAAAAACAGACCCTAGGGCTCAGGAGAGTCAGGAATTATGGCAGCGCTGGCGAGATGCGCGTTCATCTTGGGATACTGAAGCGCGTTCAGATATTGATTTCTATTCTGGTAATCATTATACAACTGATGAATCAGATGACCTTTCTGCAGTTAATCAGGCGGCTGTTCCAATGGATAGGATTGGCCCTGCTGTTGAGAAGCTGAAGAGTATAATTACAGCTACACCGCCAGCATTTACAGTTATACCAAGAGAAGATTCAGACGCCAAGTTATCTAAAATTTGGCGCGTTATACTGGGATATTGCTGGGAGATGTCAAGTGGCGATATGCATATGAAACAGGCAATACATGATTATGCTGTTACTGGACTTGGTTATTTGTATGCTTATCTTGACAGTGAATCAGATTTCGGTAGGGGCGATATCAAGTTCACCAGTGTGAATCCGTTTCGCGTATATGTCCCTCCCTCTTCTAGGGACAGGTTTTTTGATGATGCTGACAGTATCATATTGTCTACTATACTCACCGAAGAACAGGTACTTCGCCTCTACCCTGAATTAGGCCCGCAGTTAGACCCTGAAACTGGTGAAATGATTGAGGGCTTGATAAAAGATATATCTACACATTTTGATGAGGATTATCCGTCAGCTCAAAATAAGAGCAGTATTTATACAGTATATCCTGATGCATCTAGGGATTTGGATTATGGTGAATCAGAGTATTATCAGGTATTGGAGAGATTTTATAAGACTAAAGTTCCTTTTTATCGTATAGTTGATATGCGTACTCAGGAAGAGCAGGTATTGAGTGAACCTGAGTTTCAGCAGTTCTTAGCTGAGAATCCTGATGTATTTGAAAGCGGTCTAATGGAATATGCAGAAGTTCTGCAAAATAGAGTTGGAGTTGTAGCTTCTGTTGGTGAGATAGTATTGTACGAATCAATACTTAATATTGATATATATCCTATTATACCTCTTCCGAATGTATATACTGGAACTCCATATCCGCGTTCTGATGTTTCTAGAGCCAGACCAATGCAGAGATTGCTTAATAAACTTTGGTCACTGGCTATATCGCATGCGCAAGCGTCAGCAGGATTAAAATTATTAGTTCCACTTGGCAGTGTAGAGAATATAGGTGATTTAGAGCGTGATTGGGCTAATCCTAATGCTGTTATAGAAGTAGACAGTTCGCAGGGTGAACCGCATTATCCGTCTCCTACACCACTGGCGTCTGAGTTTTATAGACTTATACAGACTGCTGAACACTATATTGATTTTACATTTGGGCTTCCAGAGTTAATGCATGGTTTTTCTGAAGATGCACCTGAAACTGTACGCGGTACTGAGAAGATGATATCTCTTGGCGCTGAACGTCCTAAATCTAAGCTTAGGGATATTGAATTTGGTATTAGCAGGTTGGGTAGAGTAATGTATGGTCTTGGTAAAAGTCATTATTCATACCAGAAAATGTTTAGGTTGGCACAGCCTAATAATGATTTGTCAGAGGTTACAGTTAATTTATATGATGATGTCAGCGGTACACTAATGGATATAGCAAAAGACAAATATAATGTTAATCAGCATGACGTAACTATAGCTCCCGGTTCTACATTGCCGACCAGTAAATGGGCTGAGTATAATGTTTATCTAGAAGCGTTTCAGCTTGGTATTGTAGATAAGGAAGAAGTTTTGAAGAAAAATCCAGAGATATTTGATAAAGAAGGAATTTTACAGAGAACTGGAGAAATACAACAATTACAAGGCATGGTACAGCAATTAGAAGGCCAAGTCAAAAATTTGCAAGGTGACTTGCAGACCGCTCAAAGAGAGTCGGTGGCAGATAGAAAGAGGGTTGAAGTTGAGAAATTTAAATCCAAGCTTTCTAATGTCGAATCAGATGCTAAAGCAACTAACAAAGTGCAGGCTGAAAAGCTTGCCGGAGCAGTGAAGCTCGCGGCTGAGAAATCCAAAAATATAATGGGTTCTACTCTTGAAGCTGGCGAGACATTGTAGAAAGGAATAAAATGGAACAAGCTGAAGCAATACAACCTACCGATGAACAAGTAATTGATGATGTTCTAGGTAGTAGTGACGGTATGTCTGATACCTTTTTTGAGGATGATGCCACACAACAGGAAGATGTTCTGGGATTCGATGAAGTTCCAGAAACTAATGCTCAAGAACTGACTTCGCAACAGAATACAGATTGGGAATCGGAAGCACGTAAGTTCCAAGGGCTTTACGATAGAGCTCAGTCTAAAAATGACAAATATGAAAGTGTCATGACTTCTTTAGCGGAGAAGCAACTTCAAGAGCAGGGTTATGGTGATGGCGTCAATCAGATGAGTAATTCAGAACCTTCGCTTTCCGAGGATGAATTTAATCCTTGGGATGCCTACTATAAACCGGATTCAGCTTCATATAAGTACAGAGCAGCTCAAGAACAGCGTTCTGTCAGTGAAGCAGTTAATAATCAACTTGGTCAGATGAATGAGCAAATTATGATTAATAACACGGTTAGTGAATTGCGCGGGAAACATAAACTGAACGATAGTGAAGTTAATGAATTCATGGAATTTGCTACAA